ATACGCGGATTGTCCTGCCATTCGGCTATCTCGCCAAGTTTGCGCTTTTCGTTTATCCAGGTTATCGCCTGTGCCAAACAAGCCTCGTCATTTTCAGCATCCTCGCCCAAGTCCACAGCACCGGCGCATCACTGCGCGGGTTAGGGTCAATCATTGTGCCAGCTCCGCATAATCCTCAATGCTCAAATTATCCAGGTGTCTCAATTCGTAGGCTATTTCTTTGCGATAGGATCTGACCCAGGTTGTCAACCATTCCGGCCAACTGGCGCGGCGAGAGCCGTAAAGTTCCCGGCAGCTTGCGCATAAGTCGCGCTGCATCGGAATCGGAACGCCGCATACGCAATATCGCTGAAATGTCATCTCAATTAATATGTACGCTTTAAGTGGCGATTGTGTGCAATATTTTTATAATTTTCCCAAACTCGCGGCTGACATTCGAGCGGTGGCATCCTAGCTCTGCCGCTATCTCTGTTTGCGTCATCCCCTGCGAATATAGAAATATCACCATCCTATGGCGGATCGGCAGAGTATTTAGCGCATCTTGTAAATCCAGATGTTCATCAATGCTATCTGTTGGCCGATTCATACGCCTCCACCAATGCCTGCCGCGCCTCTGCCAGCGTAGCATAACTCCGTCCCATAGTATGCCAGTTCCGACACGCTAGCCTCACTACCCAACCGATGTAGCGGATGTCATCTCCATAGCCAGCGTAGATGTATCGCGTCTTTGCGCTGACCATCTCCGTTCCGACAAGTATAGCACCTGGTACTCGCTTGAATTTTCGCATACATACCTCCCTATGTTAACAACAGGTTAACAAACTACATAATTGCTTGACAAACCTAATGATAGGTTGTATACTGTATATATCAAATCAGAACGACCTAACAAACGGAGCGATGACATGAACGCAGACCAAATGACAATGAGCGATGGATACATAGGATCAATGGGAATTAACTGGGAAACCCCAACGCAAAACAAACTAGAGCAAGCGATTGCGCAGGCGATTGAGATTGAGCAAAAAACCCGCGAGGAAATCATCACCATGTTGGAGTCAGGCCAGCCAGTTAGATGGTGCAAATCGCCAAATTTCTGCTACGATCACTCGTTTGGAATCATTCGGATGAAACGAACACCCAAACCCATTGATATGGTACTGTGTGATTGCGGGCACGAGGTTGCGAGAGTACATGTTATGCGCGCAAGCCTCGGAACATCCTGCCCAGACTGCTACGATAGGATGAGCGACTAAAATTTCCCCACCGGTCGGGCAAAAGGCCGGGTGGTCTGCCGCTAGACCGCGGCACTGATGAGGGGCAGAACCCCGAAACCACAGGAGGAACGAAATGAAACCACGTATCAGCAATTTGTCCCATGACATTCTTGGCATCGGCCCCGGCGAGCTTCGCGGCATGAACGAAGCCCAAATCGCCGACTTGATCCACAGCGTGCAAGCAGGATTGACGTTTGACGAACCCCGGATGACCGAAGATGAAATCGCGGTTGCAACGCAAACAATTTTTGCAGATGTACAGGTTAGCACCGCTGCCGCCATTCTAGGACGCATCCGCACCCCGCGCAAATCCGCCCAGTCCCGCATCAATGGGCGCAACGGTGGGAGGCCGAAGGAAAAATAAGGGTCGCCCCTTGATTTGACAGGACGGCATGAGAGCTGTCCTGTTTTCATTTCTGGATGCCTTTATCATTTTGCGGTGCTGCGCCGTTTTCTCACGTCTGGCAAAAGCCGCTGGCTGGATTGTGGTCATGGGTTTACCAATACAATCCGCAAATCCAGCAACGGATAGCGCATCCACATCATTTTCCACTTCAACTTGAACACGTCCGTTTGAACGCCCTTAACATCCTCAACCACGTCAACGCCATTTTCCGTGTAAGCAAAGTCGCCCTCGTAGAACGTGGGGCGGTAATGCTTGCCCTTGATATTTAGCGCAGGCATGATTTCAAATCGCGGATGTACTTTCAAGTCCTCAATGTCTCCATTGCGTTCGAGTAGCCGTAACTCCCGATAGCGCCGCTCTTCCGCCAGGCTATCGAAGTGATATCCGTCTGCGTCAACTGGATGCGCGTTGTATTTTGCTCTGCGTTGCATTCGCCACCTCACACCACCACATAGTCCCCTTGCGCCAGATGCGCTCAGGCTCTACGCCAAACTTGCCACGGTAGGCTGCAAGTGCATCGGATAGTCCAGCAGCAACAATCAGATATAGGTTAACGTCGTGTGGCAGCTCGCGATGGTTCAGAATGTCAATTTGGGTCATTGTCGGCCTCGCTGCGCCTTGGATCTATGACTGCCCCGACAATCAGCTTATTAACCGTATGGATGTAGTGCATTTCGTTGTTATAGAGCTTGTATTTTTCTCTCGCCGCAGAAAACAAAAGTTCTTCTGAATCATATAGCCTTGTACGCAGTTCGTTTAATGTGCTTTTGATGAGCACCACACGATTTGATAGCGCGATAATATGTTCATCCTTCACGCTAATAACGTCACCGGTCTTGTATTCTTTCATGTCTCCCTCTCAATCCTGCAATCCTCGCAACGTTCAACGTGTTCAAGCCACGCATTCCACGCCGCGATCATGTCGAGGCTTGGTGCGGTTGCGGTATCCAACTCTCGCCAATCTTTATTCGCCTCGGCGCAATACGCCTGGTATAGTTCCTCTCCCTCAGCGCATGGACGCCAGGTTGGTGTCATGCGTACCTCCCTATCGTTCCGTCTGCCAACACTTGCCAGATGCCCGGCCTGCGCCAAGTGAACAGCATCCCCGCCGGTACGTTGCCAGCAGCAATATCAAGTACCGCCTGATCTTCGCTAGACTCGTGGATGTTCAGCCAATCCTCGAAGTCGCGGCGCTCAATGCCTGGATAGCGGATATAATCAACGTAGCGAACGGGGGTCATTCTAATCTAGCCCATTTTATAAGCCAAATTTTTGTCCTCAAAGCACGATTCTCAATTTCCATCAATCGCAACTTTTCCTTGACCTCGTCCAATTCGCGGTTCTGCTCGGCAATGATCGTGTCCTTCGCCGCCAGTTGTTGCTGAAGATCGGCTATGTCGTCATCTCTCGCGGTTAGTTGTTCAAACAAGTCTTCGTTCTCGGCGGCTTTCGCCTCCAGTTCGCGGTGCATCGACTCGATCTCGGAGTTGGCAACGTCTAGCTGCGCTTGCAAGTCCTTACGGCGCGGCTTGCGGGGCTGCCAGTTATTGGTATCACCCCTAAAAATTTCGCCGCACGAATTGCATGGCGCCTGCTCAGCGCTCTTTTGACTGTGTTTACAATCAAAACAACTATGTTCTTCCATCTCGTTTCTCCTGTTCAAATCGTCTCTCCCATGCGGTAAAACCATTGCCTGGGTAAATGATAAACCACCTTGATTGCCTGGTTGCGAATGCCCATGCGATGTTTTGCTACAATAAACTCTGTTTCGCTGGTGCGCCCAACTTCATCCGGCTTGCGGTAGTAATCCTCGCGGTAGATAAATAGTATCACGTCTGCGTTTTGCTCTAACTCTCCGCTGCCGCGCAAGTCACTCATGGTCGGCCTGCGATTGTCGCGTGAGTTTTCTTCGGTTCCCCGGTTTAGCTGCTGCAACATTAGCACCGGAATATCAAACTCTTTGCCGATTTGTTTCAGCGCCCAACTCACTGCGCCGGCTCGTTGCACTGGATTGGGGTCTGGATGTGTAACCAATCCCTGATGATCCACAATCAGGAAGTCCGGCTTATATTGCGCCACCCGCTGCCAGATGCTATCCACGGTTACACGGCTGTTGTCATCAATCAGCAAGTTATCCCCATATCGTGCCGCCAGGTTGACGGCTTCAGCGCGAAAAGCGTCCAGGTTCCCGCCCGGTAGTTTGCTGTAGTTTTTTTGCAATACGTCCGACCAGTCGATTTGCAGCACGCCGCAGGTTGCCCGCGCCCATAGATCGTAGGTTGTCATTTCCAGGCTGAGATACAACACCTTGTTACCGTCCAGCGCAGCGTTCCGGGCAAACTGTAACGCCGCCGATGTCTTACCCATGCTTGGCCTCGCCGCCAAAATGTTTAACGTGCCCCTCTCAAAGCCGCCCAGCACTCTATCCAGCGGGACAAGATGCGTTTTTATGGTGCGCCGATCTTGCTCAACCAGGTCTGCCAGCTTCAAGGCCACATCCACAATCCCGGAAATCTCGGAGCCTGAGTTCGGTTTTTCCTTTGCTAGTTCCTCGATCATTGTCGATACATCCGTTCGTTTTCGTTCATCAATCGCTCTGGCAATTTTGGATAACTTAGTGGATGTATCGATCAAATAGCGGTCATCGGCTATGACTTGCGCCAGACCGGCGTAGCTCATGGTGTAGGTTTCCAGTGTTGCATCCACCAACTCGCCGTAAATCTTGGCATTAATCGCGGCGGCACTGACGTCTTTACCTGCCAACACGTCTGACCAAAACGAGCGGTAGCCCTGGTCGAGGAATAGCTTTGGATCAAGCCAGCCGCAATCGTGTCGCGCCATGTCGGGGGACATGAGCACGCTGGCGCAGAACAGTTTTTCGGCTTTGCGCTGGTGAACGGTCAGGTTGTCGCGGAGGTCAACGGATGTGGTCTCTATTTCGCACCTCCATTCGACATGTCCAGTAAACTCGGTTGTTGTTGTGCATCCATGATGCGCTTCTCGGCTATCGCGTAGTAAGTCGGGTCAATCTCAATGCCGATGAAGTTGCGCCCCGTCTGTACGCACGCTACCCCTGTTGTACCGCTACCCATGAAGGGGTCTAGGATGGTGTCGCCTTCTTTGGTGTAATTCACAATTAACCATTTGATAATCTTTAGTGGCTTCTGGGTCGCGTGTTCGCGCTTTTCTTCCTTGCCTAGCAGTCCGTTCCATTCGCGCGTAATCCACTTGACTGAATTGCGCTTGACATTTGTCCAGACTAATTCACAGTCACCAAAGGTTGGCATTGTCTGTTTCTTATCCCAAACCACCCAATGCTTTCCTACTGGCAGATAATCTGAAAAATAGTTGCCACCAAAAACCATTGCCGTATTTGCAACGCGCAATAACTCATCGAAGTAAACCTTGTCGGGGCGCTGATCGTCCCAATCGCCTTGATATTGCCTGCGTGCGATAGGCGTTCCAAAACCCCCAAAACCCTCAAAACCCTTATCCCTATTAACGCCGTATGGTGGATCGGTCAGAACGTCCACGCTTTTATCAGGCATGGTGCGCATAACTTCCAGACAATCACCCAAATACAGTTTTATATCTGTCATGTGATGTACTCCGTGGGAACAAATCCCGGCCCTGAATTTCCGTCATGCTGTGCTGGAATTTCACCCTGCGCCCACCAGTCTATCCAGCCGCGTCCCGAAGGAGAATAATATTTTCCGTCCTTGCCGCGCCGCTTACACCAGGCATCGAAGTACGTCTTTCCTTCGACAGCTGTTTTATCCTCGTCACCGCCGTTTCTTTTAAGGGCAAGGTCGATAACGGGGATAGTCGTTTCTCGAAGCGTTGGTGGAATTACGAGTGATGCCGGTTTTATCTTTCGCCAAATTCGATCCGCCGGGTCTGTTGAAAATGTTTGAGAAGTAGCAGGCGTTTTTG